ACCGATGACGAAAGCGGTGAATTACTCAAAGAGACTGCCCCTGCTGTTTCTGCGTGGGCGGCTCGCTGGCATATCCGTCAGTTTCAGTTTATCGGCGGTGCGCCGGTGACGGTTTACCGCGAGCTACGTCGCCTCGCTGATACAGAGACCGCACACGGTCTGAGCGTTGAATTTGCTGCTGTGCATGATGCCGCTGATGCTGGCGATTGGGCCGGTTACGTTAACGCTCAGGGCGGCCCATTTGTTCGCCGTGATGATCTGCAGGTGCGCACGCTGTACGAACCGCGTGATGAGTTCAACCAGTATGGAGAGGAAACGGTTTGCATCCGTGGAGTTTACGATTCTGAGGTCGGTGCTGGCACTCCAATTTTGACCCGTTTGACGCAGTGGAAGATTGTGCCGAAGCGTGCCGTTGATTTGGCCGTTGACGTTAAGGGCGCGACCGCGCCCTCTCGGAGTTCTGTCAATAACTGTACGGGAAGCGAAAGCGAACCACCGATACTGGATTTAACAAAACCCTTGAGTAGGCGTGAAAAAAGAGAACTGACGAACCGACTCAGGAAGCAAAAGCCAGTGCTACGGCGAAAATTCATCCACGGAACGGATGAGCAAAGCGCAGCTATAGCGAAAACTATCGACGAGATAAATTTGACTACCGGCATCACTATCAGCCGGGGTGAAGCCCTGCACCTAATGGCCGGTGGTAAAAGTTGTTTTGGTGGCAAATGGCTACGCGGAACGGCAAAAGGAGAAATATTTTCCGCAGCGTCATCTCATCAGGTTAAAGCCAGGGAAATCCTCAGCCGTGTTGCGGCTTTAGCAGAGTTAGCAACGAAAATTTAACCGTTAATAGTTATCCATATCATGTACATACAGTGTATTTCCCAGCTTTTTTTCTTCACACCATTTGCCAATACGTGATACTGTATGTTTATACAGTTGTTCGCAGTGGAGGTTTTGTGGAAAGAGAACTAAACGAGCACGTTATGATTGAACGGGTTGAGATGATTGCTCGTCTAACTGCCGAGGGTGCATGCCATGAAAAGGATCGTGAAATTGCGCTGAATTTGATTGCGGAGATAGCAAGAGGAAACTTGATTAAAAATGATTCTTTCTCAGTGGTTTTCTCTACTGAGCCTGTCGAGAGAGAATTAAAAAAAGAACATGATGTAAGGATTAACATTACGTTAGATAAAGACCAGCACATAGAAAAGCCATTAATTGAAGCCTTTCAAAGTGAACTGACCAGAAGAGTTGAAACAGTTTTTCCGTCAACGCGTGTTGTAGTTCGGAGAGGGGCTATTACGGGTGTTGAGCTGATGGGGGTTGAAAATGAATCAGACCGCGAAAGGCTTGATAACATTCTGCAAGAGGTATGGGAGGATGAAAGCTGGAGATAGCCTATAAAAGATACTTAATTGACCCCATGTTTGATAGCATGGGGTTGTTTTTTATGGATTTACTAACAAAAGGAAAATCATGTATACCCTGCTCTCTTCACTATCATTTGTTCTTTTTGTGGCTTTTATCATTGGCCTGGTTAACCCCTCTTTGGTCAAGATGCAGAATCGTAAGCGTTCGACCGCGATCTACTTGGGGGGATTTTTAGGGCTGGCTGTGCTTAGTGGTTTTTTTCGTACCGTTGACGATAGTACACAAGCCGTAAAAAATGACGTTCAACAGGTTTCACCTGAGCCGGTTAAAAGAACCTTTGAGCATGGAGATAAGTCCCTCAAAGAATACCGAAACGAGTCAAAAGAGACGCGCCATAAAATTGTTGATGATTTTGTCAGCTTCAAAGGTGTGCCGGTCAGTGATGCTGATGCCTTTTATGCCTGTATGAGTGAATACACATTCCTCAAAGATGGTGACTTGAGGCTCGAGGATGTTTTGGGATGGTGTTTCAACGATTACCAGAGCGAGCCAAACTCCCTTAACAATAAAATCAACCTTGATGCATTTCAGGGTAATTTTAGCGGCTGGGACGGTTCCTATCGCCCTTTAGAAAAGATGATTAAAGCCAGCATGAATGATGATTCCTCGTATAAACATGTATCAACGGCTTATCATTTGATTCTGAATAAAGACCCTCACGCCATCGTGAAAACCACGTTTCGCGGGACTAATGCATATGGCGGTGTGGTCAAACAGACCGTTGCGGCTCGTGTAGATGTGCGAACCGGCAAAGTTATTTCCATTATCGATAATTAACTATCTGAATAATGCACGCCAACGGCGGTGAAACTCGCTTTCAGTGCCGGCGGTGTTGAACAACGAGCCACGCGAGGCGTTAGCGTTTCCCCGGAATATCTGCTAAAACACTGTATATGTATACAGTGTTTTTTATTGGGGGTTATATGGGCGTCAAGGATTCAAATTTTCAGATTGTCTATCGCGGTGAGGTGCTGGAGCACTTCAAGCCGGGTGGGTGGGTATTCTTTCAGCGTCCTAAAGAGTGCGGTGGAGGTTACTGGCTAGGGCGCACATATGACGATGTTTTCATGATTGAATACGAAAGGCCGGTGTCGCTAAATGAGGGTATGCGCTTTTTAATGATCGTGGATGAGGTCGAGGCGAATAGTAATGAATTTGTCACGAATTTATCGCTTTTTTAGTCGCGCATGCATCAGTTGCATGAGTTTGCATTCGTTTTTAATTCCAGAAGTTGCCATCCAGCGCCAGCGCTGGCGCGCCTCGGGGCTCCTGATGCATCTGCATTAAAAGCGACCCATTAAGCGGGCAGGCGTGGCGGGGAAAGCATTGCGCGCCAGAACGCGTGACAGCATTTAATTTCATGCCCCTGAGCGCGTCGTGGTGGCGTTGCTGGCTCGCGGGTCTGTGATGATGTTGGGGCGGTGGTTGCGTCGCGTGTGCGGCTTCTGAGGCGGTCGATGATGATGCCGCCCGGAGGCGGCATTTTTGGCGGGGTTTATTCTGCGAGGCTGTAATCTTTAAAGCGGATCACCTCCATTCCGAGCCAGTCGTTAATCTCTTTAAATCGCTCCTGCAGTGGTGATAGTTCGTTACGCACAAACACCCTCGCCACCTTCTCGACGTCACCCATTGAGCCAATATTCTCGGGCTTGCCGCCCATCAACTGGAACGGCACACGGTGCGCATCGAGCAGGTCAGCGGCGCTCACCTTTTTGATATTGAAAAAGTCATCCTTGGTGGCGACTTCACTCAGTGGCACGATTTTTATGCCGTCCGGTTTCCCGTTGGGCGCATAGAAAAACAGGTTTTTAAAATTCCCGAGCCCTTTCGAATCACGCATTGCGGAGCGCAGCGACTCAACGTCGGTGCTGCTTTGCGCCGCGTCGGTTACATACATGATGTAACCCGCGTGCGCACCGTTCTGGTAATACTTGCGACGAAACAACGTGGCGGATTCATTCAGCCAGGCAGAATTGAGTGCGCTCAGATATTCCGGCATCCCGTAAAGCTCCTGATTGATATCGGGCTCAAGCAGGTGAAACACCGAGCCGGGCGCGAATTCGTGCGGCTGGGCGTAGTTCGACACATACCAGTAAACGCCATCCTCAAGGCCACGGCGGGTGTATTTGGCCGGTGAGGTTTCCAGTTTAAAAAGCTGGCCGGTGACGCTCATGCGTTTCTCAAGGTAGCCATTGGCAAAGACCAGATAATCGAGCACAAGGCGGCTAAAATCCTGACGCGACAGCAACGGGTGCGGAATGTAGGTGCTCGTCAGAATGTTACGTTTGACGTAAATCGGTGAGCTGTGATGGACGGCTGCGCGCAGGCTTTTCGCCAGTCCCGAGAAATTGACCGGCGGCTCGTACCATTTGCCGTTATTAATGCATTCGACATAGTCGAGGATATCGCGGCGATCCAGAACGGGAGACGGCTCACCAAAGGTGAATGCCTCCATTTTTTGCGGTGCGCTGGCGGTCAGGGTGGCTGTCTGTTTTGGCTGTTTATTTTGGCGTTTTTTCATCTTAGTTAATATCCAGAATTGAGGTGGAGTGCATCCCGCTACCGGCTGAAAGCGGTTCGTTTAACAGGGCGTGCATGGTTGCCCAGGCGATATCCGCATGACTGGCCTCCTCGCTGCGGCTGGCCTCATACGTTGAGCTGCGTCCGCTGCTGGTCATGGTTTTACGGATAGCCATAAATGACTGCGTGATGTCGGTTGCACCGGCGTCGTATTCCAGACACCCGCGTCGGATGGTGTCTTTTGCTTTCAGTACCATTGCGGTTTTCATTTCAGGCGTGTAGCGGATGGCGCGCGCTGCCGGGAAGAATGAGCGCACAAGCTGGTAAACCCCCTGACCGATGCCGGTCGCATCGATGCCGATATAGTCGACGGTGTATTTCTCAGTGAGTGATCGGATGGCCTCGGCCTGCGCGGCAAAATCCATGCCTTTCCACTGATGACGCTCAAGGATGCGGAACTTGCCCCCGGCGACGAGTGGCGGAGCCAGCACCGCACAGTCTGCGCTGTCGCCGGTGTGTGACGGGTCGTAGCCAATCCAGACCGGACGCCAGTTAAACGGACGGTCAGCAAACGGCTCGAAGTCTTCCCATTCTTCCATCGCATCGACCATGCAACGCTGCAGCTCCTCGAACGGAAACACCGACGCCTTGTCGTCGACAAACTCGCACATAAAGAGATTGCGGAAGTCATCCGCGCTGTTTTCCTGTCTGAGCTGGTCAAGGTTAAACAGGGTGCATCCCCCGGCGAGCGCATCCTCGATAGTGACAATCTGCCGCCACTGACCATCCGGGCACAGCACGCCACCGGCGAGCGCCTTGTGGCTGATATCGATGTCGACACGTTCGTCGCGGTTGCTGCGCCCCCGGTTAAACAGCTCGCCTGACCAGAACGGATAAGCGCCATGCGCCAGCGTGGACGGGGTCGAGAAATAGGTGGTGCGCAGGTGTGACTGTGACGCCATCCCCGATGCGACTTTGCGCAGGCGCTGGAAATTGGGTATCCAGAAAATCTCATCGACATACAGGTCGCCGTTGTGGCTCTGCGCGGTGTTTGAATTGGTCCCGAGGAAAATCAGCTCTGCGCCGTTATTGCCGATGACAATCGGGTCGCCTGACAGGTCGACATCAACGAGCCGCGCAAAGGCGATGATGTATTTGCGAAAGACATACGCCTGCGTCTTACTGGCTGACAAAAATATCTGGTTTTGTCCGGTTTTCAGCGCACGCAGCAACGCCTCGCGCGCAAAGTAGAACGTTGCGCCAATCTGGCGCGATTTGAGGATATGGCGTATGCGGTGCTCAAGCCCGGCCTTGTGCCAGTTGAGCTGATACTCAAACGACTGGTCGAGGAAAATCTCTTCCAGCTTTTCGATAGCCTCCTCGCTGAAATAATTGCGTTTCGGCTTTTTGCGATCCCCTTTGTTACGGCTGGCGATGTTGGGGTTTAAATCCACCTCGTTTCCGGTCTGGCTGTAACGGTTTACGCGCGCGAGCCGCTCCATCTGGCGCGACAGAAAATCAGCGACCTTAAAATCATGCGGCGTCAGGTCAGGCTTTGCATAAAGCTGAATCAGCCGCGCTTCTAACGTCGATTCGACACGGTTAATCGGCGCAGTGTCCTCCCATCCGTCGCGCTGTTTCCAGCTCTGCACCGTCGGGCGCTTCACCTGCAGCATGTCGCAAATTTGCGGCACGGCGAACCCCTGCCAGTAAAGCAGTCGCGCCTGTCGTCGCGGGTCATTCATGAGTGACAGGTCGGTTGAAATAGCCATTGTTACCTCGTTTTTACTGGTACGAGGCAAGGCTAAGGAAATCATCGCGCGTATTCGCTAAGCCCCTGTTGTGTCAGGGGTTGCACTTCCGCAAGCGGTGGATGATGCGGGTCCGGGACGGGAAACTAACCCCGAACCGAAAACCCAACATCAGGACACCTGAACAATGGCAAAGAAAGTTTCTAAATGGTTTCGCATCGGCGTCGAGGGTGACACCTGCGATGGCCGCGTCATCAGTGGCGATGATATTCAGGATATGGCGGACACCTTCGACCCGCGTGTCTATGGCTGCCGCATTAACCTCGAACATCTGCGCGGCATTCTTCCCGACAGTGTGCTTAAGCGTTACGGCGACGTGACCGCAGTCAAAGCCGAAATTATCAGTGATGACTCTGCCCTGAACGGCAAGAAAGCGTTGTTTGGCAAAATAGCCCCGCTCGATGAGCTGGTGAGCATGGTGCGTGCCGGGCAGAAGGTCTACACCTC